CCCGCTGATTTATACCCATCCCTGCCCGTGAGCATAATCAGACCGCGCCCACGGAAAACCCACCCGTCATCAGTCCCGATGCGGTTCCCCATCCGCCCGCTATAGACCTTGTTGGCCAGCTTCTTCGGATTGCGGGCGAACGGCTCTGCGGATTCGATTGTCGGAAACCGGTGCGGCCATACCCGCGTAAGACGGGCGGCAGAGTAGGACAGCCCCTCCTCCAGCCGCTCAAACCCCATGCTCTCATGCGCGCATTGTGCGAGGAACGCGGCGGCCCGTTGCGGGGTGTTGATTTCAAACCTATCGCAGGCAGCCCGTAGCGGCTCCATGAACAGCCGCGCATCGGCTGCGCTGGCGGCAGCTAGGTAGACGCCGGGTTCGATGTCCATTGCGGGTCATTCCGTCTTGATATTCTGCGGTTCTACCCACCGGATAAACCTAACCTCCACCTCAACAACCCCACATCCGCCACTATCTATGCAGGTGCGAACTTTCTTTAACGCATGTACAGACGGAAACAATTTCGTTCCGTCAGCGTCGTAGTCAATGTGGTGCTGCCAATCAATACCATCCATGAAGCAGCGGCTCGGTTCATTCATAACTCACTCCGTATCGCACGGCTTGTCACCCGCAGGCCAATCTCCAAACAATGCGGAAAAATAATCGCACTGCGCCCGCAGCATCGCCGCGACGTTGCCGCAATACGCGGCGGTTTCCCATCTATTCAGCGCGTCGTTCAAATCGTTTGCGCGATTGTGTTCAACAGGTCTGTGATAATCGGAGAAGCGGTATATCTTAGCGCTCATCTGGCATCTTCTGTCCGCAGCAGGGGCAGCAATCCAAGGACTTCCTGCGAAGCCAAATCACATCACCCTCAAGGCAATACCCGCCCCGGTCTTTCCGGTATCCCGGTCCGGCAACCCTAATGGAACATGCCGCCAGGAACCCAGCGAGCTTATGCATGTGGACGGCGATTGTTTTCCGCTCATCCTCCGGCCCGTCCTCATCGCCATACACCAGAGCCGCAAGTTGTGCCGCCGTCGCCACCCTCGGCCTGATTCGCAGAAGATGGCCGAAGATGAGTTGCCTGATCCTGGACAGATGCAGGCGGCCACCGTTGGTCAGCATCAGGTCGCCGGTCGGCTCGTCGTAAATGTCCAGTTCAGGATTTGCCATGCACCAGCCTTAGATTTGGCGACGTATGCTTATCGCAGCACCGCCGCAGTTTGCCCTCGGGGATATTGTCGCCGGTATGGAATGTGAACGGCTGCTTGCAGACGCGGCAATCGGTCCGCCACTCAATTGAGGCGGGGCCGTCAATCTCTGCGGTGACGCTGACCAGGGCGAACCACTGGCCGTCTGCCTCGATTTCCAGGTCTGCCATTAGAACAACTTCGGGTCGAAGCCGTGATGCTTGCAGACCAGCAATGACAATCGCTTGAACTCCTCGCCATGATCCGATTGCCTTCCCGGCGTCCGGTTGTGCATCTGATGTAGGTGAATCATTTCATGGGCCATGGTTGCAATCATGCTGGCTGTGTGTCCGTTGCTGGCCTCGGAAATTGTAATAGTGTGGCCATTATCTCCGAACTGATATACCCCGCGCTTGTCTGTGGATTTGTTGATGCGGAATTTAACCGCATCAGATGGCGGGAGTTTCCAGCGTGAGAACGGCAGGGTAAGGGCGAGGAGGTCATAGGCAGCCCTGGCGATTTCTGGCGTTAACCGCAGGGTCATTTGACACTCCGCTTACTACGTGAGGTGCTTCCAATTTGTGCCTCGCACTATGGCTCTTATGGACTCTCTGGCGACGCCGTATTGCGCGGCAAGCCGCGACTGCGGCACGATTCGCGGCCTGTAGTCGCGGCGTATCTGGCGAACCTGTTCCTCTGTTAGTTTGGAGGAGCCGTTTCTTTCGCCGCTATTGTCGCGACCATGCCGGCGCTTGTCGTGTTCGTTTTCCACGCGGGTTGCCCAGCGCAGATTATCGGCAGTGTTGCTTGTGCTATCGCCATCCCAGTGCGCGGCCTCATGCTTGGGAGACGGCGGAGAGCCATGAAATGTGATGCAAATCAGACGGTGTACTTCGCAAAGCTTTCTCGCCCCGCTTCCGTCGCATAGGTGCAGAAAGTAGCGGTTGGCCCGCCTGTTAAGCGTCGGCTTAAGAACTCTGCCGGGCCACGTACCGTGACCACGAGTAACTCGGCGGATGCGCCCCAGACTGGACGCCTCATAAGAGGGCCATCCGGGAATTGCGCGCCATTCTTCTGGTGGTATGATTGCATCAGCCATCTTGACCTCCTTCACAGGTTGGGCTGGTTAGGGCCGGGGCCGGTGTTCAAGCACCGCCTCGGTCCGCAATTATACTCTCTTTCCCCTGAAATATGCTACCCCGTCTAATACGACACAGAATTCCGGATGTAGAAGCCTGCCGTCGTCGCCAAATGTAGCCACAGCGAAACCAGACGCCCAATTGCGTGGGGAGTCCTCGTCATATTCAAAGGCGGGATTTTCGTGGGTAACATCTGCAAGGGTGCCAGTATCAACGCCCCAGCGAGGCCCGCTGTAATCAGATAAGATTGTTGCCTGCAACCGGTGCAGGTGTCCCGTGAAGATGTTCCGACCTGCCTTTAAGGTATTATTCCACGTTGAATGAATTCCGTTATGATACCTGTGTTTGATCATCGTGTGCCCGTTCACCATGATCGACCATGACTCCTCCCACTCTGGCAGGAAGTCGGCCAGTTTTGTGTACGGCATGCCCTCAAGGTCCGGGGCTTTCATCGCCAGCATCCGTTCTAAGCGGATATCGTGATTGCCGATTGTGCGACGGCGCTTGCATTTCTTGCCAGCCGCCATAACAACCTCGTGCATCCGTTCCTGCAGGGCTTCGGTTTCCTGCTTGATGGTGGGTGCTTTGGATTTTGACCAGCCAATCGGGTCTTGCCGGCACAGTCTGGCGCCATCAAGCATATCCCCATTCGCCACAACCATCGTGGGCTGTAGTTGCTTGCAGATGCTTACCAGCGCCCTATGGGCTATGGATGGCTTACCGGGCCAGTAATGGGCATCGCTGAATACGATGACATTGCCCCGGATGTTTGGTTCAATTGCACGGAAGCCGCCCGGTCCCGGGGCGTCATTGAGTGGGCTGTCGGTGTCTAGGAAAATGCCGTAACGCTTTTCAACATGTCTCCGGCGCGTCAATACCGGCCTGACACCTATCCCTAGATGCTCGGCAACTCGTGTGCCGGATTTGAATGTGCGCCAGAGGGCAATGAACTCATCGTCAGAACAAGCCTGTTGGCTCTTGCTCATGCAGTGTCACAGGCGGCGCGGCAGCACCGCCTGGCCTTTGCTGTTGTTATAGGGATTCGCCTTGTTTCTGTACCGATCCCCAATCTGTTCCGGCTGCTACAATGCAAGCCTTCCCCTTGGGGTCATGGACTACAATTGTGAATGTAGCCCCGCCTTCAGACGCGAATATCTCGACAATCCCGGCCCCCTCGCCAGTTATTCCGCCATCAACAGGATACTCATGCCACTTGCTTGCCAAATGGTCCCTGACTCCCTCGTATTCGGCGCATGGCAGATTCACGCTAACAGCCCCGGCAGCGTTCGGGATCAGGCAGATCGTCAGCGCCAGGGCGTATTTCATTGTCTGCTCTCCGCTATGCGGTCCAATCGCTGACCGAGGTTTTCGATGGCATCCAAGATGCGGCGCTCGACAGCCTCAAGGCTGGTCCGGCGGGCGTAATTCTCCGCAACGTGAACTTTGAATAGCGCCAGATCTGTGGCCATATCTGACCTGGATTTCATTGACCAGCCGGCAATTGCCAAAGCAATTGGCGATAGAAGCGTCAGCCAAGGCAGAATCTCCATTGCATCCCCCGTTACTCGTAAACGTCCGGTCCCATCTCAATCAGTTCCAGTTCAACACGGGGGATTGGCGGCTCATCCTCTCCGCTACTTTCAACAGAAAACTTCCATTCGGCAACCTCGAAATTCTTGTCTGTCAGTTCAAACCGCGCCCAGCTTAAATCAACGCCGTCAGTCGGCTCTATCTGCAGCCCCTTCATTAGCGTAGTGGGGAAGCTGACTGACATCTGTTTCCGGCGGCGCTCAAGTTCAATCTTCAGAATGCGGGTTCCCATGAACTCGGATTCCGTGAACGGCAGATTCATCTCAATTGCCAGTTCTTCACCGCCGTCTTCCTCGATATACCGGCTATTGCTGACAACCGGAAGATTGGCGGGCTGGTCGAAGTTACGCGGGCCAGCGTATGTTCCCTTAACTGTGTTGCATGTTTCCCGTCTTGGGCGGCGGGTATTCAGGCTAATGCCGCCAACTGCATCGCGCTCGTCCAGATCCACCAGCGGAAGGCGATACGCACCAACAGCGAGTTTCCATTTGTCCCCGCCGACAGGTGGCAGCAGACGGCCAGCACAGGATGATAACAACCCTCGCAGCACGTCGCCCTTATCCTGGTCGGTGTCATAGATGCCGCAGGCTGTGTAGCGCGGCTCACTTAGGAGGCGGATGGCCCATCCATCGGATGTGTTGTCACCGCTATCCGTCATTCCTATAACAACGCCGTCCAAAGCGTTACGACGCGTTGTGGCAAGGGAAAACGATGTCTGACCGGTCCTTACAATGTAATAAGTAGTATCCTCGGCCAATGGGGAGGGAAGTGTTGCGCCGCTTTGCGGATAAACCTCGCAGGCCATCCCGGTTGTGAACCCGGAAACCTTATCCTGCGTAAGCTCCATGGACTCTACCATGAACCCGCCGCCGCCATCATCTGTCAGGCTTATATTTCTTCCGGCTATTGCGTCCGCCCTAGATGCAGCAAGTTTGATTTTTATCGGATCACTCGTTGGTATTACGAAATAAATCTCTCCAGAAACCAACGGAGATGGCACTCCGGGCGGGGTATTGTCTGTTATCTTAACGGGAAGCCCAGGATATATCGGTCCGATTGAATCTTCCAAGGCCAATTGAATTGTGCTGTTTGCAACATCAACATCGGACGCGCCAACCAAAACATCCGCGTAGGCCACAATTCGCATTGTGAACGTACCGGTTGAGCCGGTGGTGTATGTTATCTGGTTAGAAGAATTTCCGTATTCAAATATTGTGGTTGTTGTGCAATTCCAGAGATACTTAACGCCCTCTTCCAGATTTGCAGCTAATGTTCCAGTGGTCTCCAGAATTATTACCGCAAAACCAGCACCGGTTCTTGGCTTCCATATGAATTCATCCGGCGTGATAACATCTGTTGTGGCATTGCCGCTGAACCCCATTTCATTGCCGGTCAACTGAAAACGAGTGAATTGCTCGATGGTCGTATGCGTTCCAGTGCCGGTAGTTGTGAAATTAATCCCGTTCGTTCCGGCCTGAGCATCGGCCAGCGTTGGATGTAGAGTGAATGTGATTGTCGGGATTGCTCCGCCGCCGCCGTTCCAGTCCACGGTTTTCTTGACGTAATAGAGCGTGCTGACAACTAGAGGGGCCGGCAATGTGCCGCTCGATATCACATAGATTGCCGTGCCGGTATCGAACCCGCCGCCGGTAAACGTAATAAAATCGGTTGTGGTATTGACCGTAAACGCCCTTCCGCTGGACATTGTAAACGTATCTTCCCACGCCGGCAGGGCGACTTCCTCATCACAGATATTTGCTTCTGCGGCGAAGTTGTTGATGTCGATATCTTCCAGCTTTACAACGCTTCCATAGCCATATTTCTCATCGGTCAGGAAGTGCAGGATGGCGAGGGCTGAATTGGTGTTGTAATCCGTCAGCCCAGTGCGCGGATCGTATCGAAGCCCGCCGCGAATGCTGGCGCTGAAGTTCGGAATATTGTTGTCCCAATTGCCTGACAGATTAACGAGTTCAATAATGGTGTAAGCTCTGCCGCGAACCCTGTGATCCGTTGTCCATTTGGTAGGGAAGGACGCATTCAGCGCCTCGTCTACCGTTTGGTCAGGGTCTCCGAGATGGTGATAAGCCCGGATTTCCCCGTTGCGTGCGCCGAATGCAGAACCGTCGCCGTTGAAGAATATCTGCTCATCATCGGCATAGATTGAATCGATGCCCTTGATTTCCTCGGCTGACCAGATGATGCCAATCCAGACTGCGGTTCCAAGGCGCTCAAGAAAGAATATCGTTCCGCCCACACGGGCCGCGCCCTGGACAATCTGCCTCGGGGATAGGGGTTGCCGCACCGTTATGGTCCGGTCATCCATCGTTAGCGGGTTCTTCCTGGGCTTCTTCTGCAGAAGCATCCCAACAACGGTTGTCAGGGCCGTGGTGACAAGGGTTACTGCTAGGGATGATAGGAAGGCCGCGATTGCCGGAGCCGCGCCCAATGCCACAAATGCTGCCGGAGGCATCAGATCCTCCAGCCTATGCTACATTCGGAAATCGGCTTCAATCTGAACTCTCCGCTCGGATGAAAGAATCTCGCCTGCTCGCCCAGACAAATACCCAACGCCAAATCAAACCCGCTATCATGTTCTGGTTCGCAGCCGATTGGATCGCCACGCCTTGCCAGCAATGGCGGAACCTCTGTCAGCCCATATTCAGCGGCAACGCCCCGGCAGAACTCCAGGTAACTGCCCTGTGATGGGTCATGCTTGGCTGTTATCTGAACGCCGGTCTGGGCGTGGATTGCCGAGGCAACGTCAATACCGCAATTGAATAGAAGCGCATCATGGGTCTTTTTGCGGCTGTCCCTGATGTAATCGGCAAGCCGCGTCTGCCAATCCGGTAGTCGCTTCACAGTGTCCGGTCCTGCAGTTCCGCCATATATTCAAGCCCGAGGTCTCCGGGGTATTCGTGCAGTTGGTCCTCGTGGGTATTCCGCAATCCCTGCCCGACTTGCTGACGGATCAGCGGGTCTTCGGTCGAGATGATGATAGACGCCTCTCCGATATCGTCCTTCAAAACAGGGACATCCATGAGAGTGGCGGCTAGGCAGACGGCATTCCCGATAATCGCCCCGGACGAATCAAGGAATGCGATATAGAACTTGGCCGGCCCGCCCTGGCGGCAATAGTCCTTCGCCATCGTCAGGAAGTTCCATAGGTCTCCAGTCTGCGGTATACCCTGCAGGGTGAAGGTGATGGCCGTTGCAGCCCCGTCACCCTTCTGACTGATACTGGATATCCCGCCATATCCACCGACGCCATACCATGTCACACCCTGGTATTGCAGGGCGCCTACACCGCTATGAACGCGGACCGTATCAAGGGCAAACTCAAGCTCTACCATGAACCTGATATTTAGGCCGGTAGAAGAACTGGCATTCAACGCGCTTAAAAGCTCGGGAGCAATGAACCGCATCAGGTACTCGCAGCAACAAGGGCAATGAAATAAGTCGCCGTGTTCCCGGTCGAGCCGTTGGTGAATTTCAGCTTATCGGTGCTGCCGGCGGCGCAGTCCCAATCAGTTGCATTGCGTTTCGTGGCCAGGAAGATATCGCCAGGCCCAATAGCCCATGTATGGGTGGCGGAACCGAACCCGGCAAGGAATGTCGCAGCCGTGCTGTTACCCATGGTGATGTTGTGGCTGTTGCCGGTAGACCCGATAACGCACAGAGCCTTGATGCCGGCTGGGCTGAAGGTATCTCCGAAAGCGTCTGTCAGGCTGCCGACGATATCCAATTCTTCGCTGCTATTGGCGGAAATGGTTCTGGTATCGTGGAATAGACGATCACCCTGATCTGCCCCGGTTCCCGTGGTAATGGACCAGGAAAACTTCTTGTCCAACTCATCCTTGGGGATTGAGTTATCCAGGGCGTCTGTGAGATTGAGAAACAGCCTTGCCCTGATGGAACCAGATAATGCTTGGCTCATAGTTGCGGTACATCCTGAATTACAAAGGGTTCGCCAGCGATAAGCCGGCCCGGAGCTTGAGCGAAGTTCCCCATCCCGCGCATCTTGAATATGCCGGTAGGGCTGGAGACCGTCAGGGCCGCATTGTCAGCGGGTGATTTTCGGAGCGGCGGCCAGATTGTCAGCGTGGCCGGTCCTGTAGACGCGCCGCTGTTGGCATCTTCCGTAACCATGTAAAGGTTGCTTTCCAGCGCAAAATAATCCCCGCGCCGCATGATATTGGAGATGTTATTGGTCCAGCCGTCAGTAACTAGAGATGTGCTGCCAACAGACTGGCCCGAGCCGTTAACAAGCGGAGAACCGGTTGCCGTTCCCAATGCGGTTGTTCTCTGCGGATCTCCGAAAGCGAATGTCCCGTAACCGTTCTTCTGCGCCCGGAACCATGCCAGCCATTGTCCGGCCTCGTTGGTATTGGACTTCATCGGGATCAGGCTGACCTCGAAAACCCAACTGCCGCCACCGTAATCGAATGAGTGAGGAACGCCGGTAAACGGCATCCACTCCGTGACAACATAATCCTTCGGCATCCAAATGCAGGTTGCCCACCGCGAGGTTGACGGCGGGGCGTATGGGTATGTAATGGCCATGGCTTACCTGAACGCCGGCAGCGCGCCGCGCTTCTTGGAGTCCGACAAATGGGCCTCGGATGAGCGGACAATCTGTGGCATCGCCCGCGCTATCTGCGCCCGCACGCGGGTCTGGTCCAGTGTGGAACCCTGGAAGTTGAAGTTGTTCACGATTGTAGAGCCGCCGGACCCTGAGCCATTGGGGAATATGTCGCCGGACTGGCTGGGAACAAACAACTCTGGGCCATCCTCACCAACCGTATACGGCATCCCGCCCCTGACAGGGCCGCCCGATGCACGTCCTGTGGTTCCTGGGAACGGGTCTGCCGACAATCCGCCGCCGAATGCCCCGCCAACAAGGCCGATAACGCCCGAGATAATTCCGCCGATACCGCCAGAGCTAGACCCGCTACCGCCGCCAGCCAACCCCATCAGGCCATCGGCAATTCCGGCAAGGATGGAATTCAGGTTGTTAAGGAAGATGGTCTTGAAGTCAGTCGTTCCCTGAGCCGCCGCCACAAGGTCATTGGTCAGGCCAGATATGGCATCGCCGAAGTACATGGTTTCGTCTGCGGCCTCTTGTGTGAGGCTGCTGAATTTGACAATGCCTGTATTTTTGTTTTCCCAGGAATCGTCATTCAGGATTTCGCGGATGTCTTTTAGCCAGTCTGGGGTTGCTGTGCTTTTCCCGCCACCGCCACCCGTTCCGCCGCCGCCGCCATCACTGGGCGGTATGATTGTAGTAATCTTCTCTAAAAGCTGGCGGCGGAATTTAATTTCCTCGTTCAACACTTCAATTCGCGCCATTGCCACCTGCTGCGCCGTGGAGCTTGCGGTCTGCCCCATCGTACCCTTGCTGCCGGTTGTCATTCGGCCAGTCTCAACTTGCTTTAATAGGGCGGCGCGTTCCTCAACAAGCTCATCAAGTTTCTGTTGCTCGGAAGCATCAATGAGGCCGAAATTAACAGCAACCTGAATGACCCATTTTGCAGAAGCCTTTTGTAGAAGCTCATAAAGAGTAGACAGGCTATCAACGGCCTCGTCGGCCTGCTTAACAAAATCATCACGCAACACTATGCCGAGTTCGTTTGCCCGCTTTGCAAACCTATCCAGCCCGTCTGCACCTTCCTCAAACAATGGAATCAACTTGTTTGCGCTCCGGCCTAGAATTGTCGCCATATCAGAAACGAATTTGCCCTTATCAGCCGCGTTCTGATACGCCTCTGCAATATCTCTAAATACTGCCTCGTTACCTCTTGCCTTGCCCTCGTTATCAACAAAAGCAACGCCCATGCGATTAAATGCCTCAACGGCAGATTTGCTGCCGTTTGCTGCGTCACCAATACTCCGCGATAACTTTCCAAACGCGGATTCTAGTTGGCCATCTTCAACGCCACTTTGTTTGGCAGCATATTGAAGTTCCTGAAAGGCAGACGCACTAAGGCCAAGCTGCTTTGCCATCTCGCCTATACCGGCAGCGGCCTTTAACGCCCCGCTGCCAAAAGAAATGATCTGCTGAACGCCAATAGCAACGCCAAGTGTACCGGCAATGTTACGCAATCCCCTAAATGCGCCCTGCACATTCTTGGCAAACTTCTGTGTCTCTTGCGTAGCCTTGCCCAGGTCATTACGCAGAGAGGCAACATTCGCGTGGAGGTCGATTGTCAGGTCCGCGATGGTCGGCATTCAATCAACCCCTTTGTCTGATCTTCCTTGAACTGGCCTTTGCGCTACGTCTCATGCCGTCGCGTTGCCGCTCCTCGTTCCTTATGGAATCGAAGGCAACCCACTCGACAAGTTCCGCAGATGTTAACCGGCGGCTCAACTCTGCTACCGTCATGCCCAGCCGTTCAGCTAAGACAAAACGGTAACGGCGGGCTGGCCGCCCCTTCAGTTTTTTATTGTGTCCTCAACCGACTTAGCGCCCAGCTTGTTCAGCTTGAACGCTGCATCCGCCAGACGGTTTAGAACCACCTGGCTCTTCTTTCCCAGCGCCTCCACTTCCGCCTCGGTGAACAGCAGGTTCCCCGACTCGTCGCAGAGTGTGAACGCCACGAGCCTTGCACGGGCGTTCTGCATCGCAGAGCCGATCTTGTCGATCCCGGCAGCGGCACCGCTCGCAATTTCCCATGCGTCCCGTTCCCCGGATGTCATCATGCGTAGCAGGGCGACTTTCCCGGCACCCCATTCCGGCACCTTGACCTCCACTTTCGGGAGATCATCGGCGGCAAGGATTTCCTCCTTGGTTATTCCCATTATGTAGTGCCTCGCGCCAGGGCAGAGCCGTCACCGGAACGCAGCGTCACTTGGCTCATTGCCATTTCGCCAACGCTGTTGCCGAGGATGGGATAGGACTCAATCACGAAGTTGCCTGTGTATTCAGGGTTCGTTGTCGAAACCGTCGTGTTAACGGCCCGGAACTTGCAGGCAAACGCAGCCGCGCCAACAAGCGGCTGGATCGTCGCATCCACTTTCGCAGAGGCAAAATCCTGGTAGAAGTTCACCGAAGCGGACTTGACCAGCAGACCTGGAAGATGGCTGTGGGTCGTATCGCCCATCGCCGAATTGTCTTGCATGTCGGCATCGTAATTGAGCGTCAAACTCTCAACGTGGTCCGATAGGTCTACGGCGTTAATCATGACATAGGCGTTTTTCAGAACGAAATCAGCCATTGCGGGTTCCTCCTACTGAATTCCGAAAACAACTGCATAAAGAAATGACGGGCCAGCAGACCCGCCGATGGTGTGACTGACCCGCCAAATGGTGTCGGTGACGGGGCCGGCGGCGCTCACAAACTCAGCCCCGATTGCGTTCTTTTGTGCGAATGTCAGGCGGGTGGTGGGAGAACTGAAGCCCGCCGTATCGCTTTGGATAATCACATCCAGCGTCGGGGATGTTCCCGTCACCGCAAGCACATGCAATGCGCCGTATATGCGCTGGCTGGATGATGCCGCCCCGACTGTGAATTGCGAGCCGTTGCCGCTGGTGCTGCGGAGTTCGTTATTCAGAACAGTCCCGCGTATCAGGCCGTAACCATCCGCGCCCCTCGCAGCCGCGCTGAACGGCGCAACCTCGCCGATGGAGCCGAGCATTTGGTATTCGGCCTGCACAGCCTGGAAGAAATACGCAACGGAACCCTCAGTGGAACCGGACGCCAGAACACTGGCGGGCCACGCTGCCGCACCGGCATTGGCAAACAGTCCGGGGTCTATATCGGTTCCGTCCCAATACCCAGACACGCCAAGCGATGCGACCTTAAGGCCAGCGAGGTAAGATCTGGCATCATCCCCGAGGGCGGAGTTTTCCGGCACGTCCGCGCCATAATCCAGAGCAACCTCGCTGATTCGCCCGGACATATCATAGCCGCCGATCAGCACTCGTTGATTTTTGACGATAAAATCGGCCATGCCCGGCTATTCCCTGTGATTGATTTCAAAATCCATGACGACTTGCTTGACCTCGATATTGTCGTCAGTCAGTTCCAGCGAGTTCAGCATGAAGATTTCCTCGATGGTGACGCCCGCCGAAGTCCCCCGGAACCGCTGCAATGCAAGCCTAACCTGCACAGCCACTGCCCTTGCAGATGACCATGACGATGCAAACACACTGACCTGATACCGTGGCCGTACCATTCCGGTGTCTACGCCCATTGCGCTGATCCGCTCGGCGCTGACTTCTCGATAAACAACGAAGGGGAGTGTCGCGGATTGCGCGGCATTCACCGGATATATGCGATGAGATGTAAGTGCAGTCAGTCCAGCCGCCCCGTCCAGCAGGGCGAATATGGCCTCGGCTATTGCCATGCTAATTGCTCAGGCGTGCGGATATTGCTAGGCCAAGCGCGCAAACCTCCAGCATGGCCTCGCGCTGTTCGCTATCTTCCGACGCTGCGTAGACTGCGCGCACCGTGTCTGTATACATCTTGATTAGCTCTTTCGTCGGCAGGCTCGACAACGCCGATGACCTATCGACAACAGACTGGAGTGCTAGTTGCTGGTCGTTCGGCAGCGCGGCCATGGCCCGTTGCAATGGGCTGGGCTTGCCGTTCATGAACCGTCCTAGCATTAACGCTTCCTCCGTCTGGCAAGCCGCTTAATGATGTTGTTAATCTGCGGGCCTAACCGCGTGGCGATGCGCTTGCTGGCTTCCGTGGCCTTGCTATCCAAGGCCGGTCTAAGGAACGGGCGCGCCGTTATAAACCGCGTGCCGAACTCAATGAATGAGCCGTAGAACGCATCCTTGGACCAGCCGACACTAACAGTCATGTCGCCTTCGCGCGGGCGTGCGCGCATACGCTTCATGATGCTGGCCTTCAGGAACCCGGCCTTTCGCAGCTTGCGCTTGGACATTTTCTTCAGCGAGGATTCCGCCCTGATTGGGGCGAGACGCTGGGCTTCCTTGCGGATTACCTCTGCGCCATCAAGCATCGCCCCGCGTAGTGCTTTGCGGGCAATCTCCACCGGCAACTGCTTGAATACTTCCTTGACCTCGGCTAACCCTTGAATCTTGCCGAGTTCAATCATCAATCCCCGCCCGAGTTAACGCTGGTATCTCGATGAACCGTGCAGCGCAGCGTCAATCCCGCTCGCCTGCCGTTCTCGACAATCTCAAAGATATCGTACACATCCGACTCGTACAGGATGCGATAGTCCTTCTGGTTCAGGCCGGAGATGTAACGGATGACAAACACGCGGTCGATTTGCGCCGCACGCTGGTCAGATTGGAAAACCTCTTTTCCCGTCTGTTCCCGAACTTCCGCCCATACCGTCGATGATGTCGCCCATGTCGCGGTAACTTCACCAGCCGCGTCCCTGGCCCATGTCGCAACCTGTATGACTATCCGGCGGTCCTTCTTGCCGGCATTTGAACTGCCCAGCATCAGAAACCAACATTGGCAAACGGGGCCAGCAGGGCGTCAGCGGCAAGCGGAACCTTCCCCATGGTCAATTCACTAACTTCCTCGCGGTGTTCATACCAGTGGCCGATCAGCAGCAGCATGGCCTGGATAATCGGGCGTATCTCGCCGATGGTGCTGGCGGTGTATCCGGCAACAAACCGCACCTGTACCGCAGAGAGCTTCTGCGATTGCAGTAGCGGCCATGTCTGGTTTTCAGCCAATGCAATACGTCCAGGGCGGGCCGAGGAATCAACCTGATAGATGCTCGCGGAAAGTGTCTGCAGCGTTCCGTCAGTGTCGTAATACTTGATGTGCGTTACGCTCTGCAGCGGCGGGCGCGGAACCTGAACATCGCGGGACGGGAACTCATCCAGGAACCAGTCCCAGGTCTGCGTAAACAACGCCAGCCCGCAGCGACGCTCGACATATTGCCTAGCGGCGGTAATCAGCGCCTCGATCAGCGCGTCCTCTGTTTCGCCATCAACCCTCAGATGGTCCTTTGCCTCCTGCAGCGTGATAGGCTCGAAGGCCGGGGCAGTTACCAGCGTTATGTTAATCATGCCGACACGCCTTTCGCCCTCGCCCAGAATTCAATCTTTTCCCCCACAGCTACGGCACCAGTCCCAACCCATCGCTCGACATGCCTTCCGGCTTTGGTGATGGCGAAGTCGTAATGATAGTTCCCGGTGCTGTCCTTCGTAATGTCTGATGGCGTCGGATAGTTCTTTGTCACTTCCGTTCCGTCCGGCTCACGAATGACAAGCACAACAGCCGTTGGGTCAGTAGCAGCGCCGGCAATGTTTGTGAACGCACAGGAACAGCGTTTCAGGTCTCCGACATCATAGGCCGTGGTGGTCATTGAATCGTCGCCCCTCCAACGCTTCCAGATATTCCCGCCCCCGGCTTACTGCCGGAGACAGACGCGCCGCCAGATGAGGCGCTAATAGAACTACCGGGAGCAGACCCCGTGATAGCTGCTCCAGCAATTGTGTTTTCAATGTCGGCAAGCCCAGGAACAGAGGCCGCCGTTATGGTCAGCGTAACATCTGAACCTGTAACGAGATATGAGCCTGCTTCGGCAGACAGTATGCGGCCAAGTTCAAGACCGGCATCAAATCCGGTAATGACATATCCGCCGGCATTGGCTTCTATCAGGCGGTTGAAATACAGGTCCGCGTCAGAGCCTGTTACCGCATAGCTACCAGCGCCAGCTATTAACTGGCGGTCGAATTCCAGGGCCGCATCGGAACCAGTTACGACATACGATCCCGCCTCTGTATTGAGGACGTATGTTCTATCAAACGTAGCGTCTTGACCTGTGACCGAATAGCTACCTGCCCCAGCATCAACCGCATAGGTGCGGTTAAACGTGGCATCTTGACCGGTTACAGCATACGATCCGGCCTCAGCCGCTACGGCCCTGCCAAGATTTAGAGCAGCGGTTTGGCCGGTAACGGCATAACTGCCAGCTTCGGCGACAACCTCGGCACCGCATGGCGGGTTTGTTCCGCTATCGGCCAGCGCACCAGTGACGGTGAAATCGCCGCCGCTACCACGATTTGTCTCAAATCCCGTTGCGGGGCCGCGCAAATAAACAATTGGAGCGGTGCCGGTCGGCGTTGACCCGTCAGCACCAAGAGAAACCGCGCCACCAGAAGCGTGGATGAACTTCCGGCGATTGGCCTCGACGCTGAAATCAAAGTAAACGCCCTGAGCAAACCAAAAATCCGCCAGATCGCCATTCAGTTTATTTGCGCCATCGCTAGGACGCGCACCCACACCCCAATCAGTCGCGGTGTAATCAACGTCAAATGCGGCTCCAGCATCTGTTTTAACACCGCTGTCATCCGCATCGTTAACCCAGATGCTCATCAGCTTGTTGCCGGCGGTGAAATTCGTGTCCCATGACATCAGGACAGACATCCACCCGCCCGCAGACGTGCGGTTAACGGCCCCACCTAAAGTGGCGGAAATGGCCCCCGTACTATCTACAACAAATACCTGAAATCTATTTGCAGCAGTGCGTTCAATAATTACCGCTGCATTGCCGGCATTCAGTATGCGCTGGCGAACTCCGTCGCCAGCAGCGGCGAATTTGACCCAAAAACAGCACGTCCCCCGAGAATTATTCGCAGAGCCAGTCAGGTCCGCGCCGCGAGTCAGGTAATCATTCGTACCGTCGAACGTAACGCCAGCAGGACAATTCCATGTTCCGGCGGGCGTATATTCCAGCGCCGCATCAGAACCGGTTACCGCATAAGACCCGACCCCGGCATCGAGGACATAGGTCCGGTCAAATGTGGCGTTCTGCCCCGTAACCGCATAACTGCCCGCGCCCGCATCAACCGCATATGTGCGATTGAACGTCGCGTCCTGTCCGGTGACGGCATAACTACCGGCCTCGGCGGATAGGCTCAGGCCCTTGGCAAGTACTGCATCCTGTCCAGTTACGGCATATGAGCCGCCATCAGCGATGATCTGTTTGTCATGCTCTAGCGCCGCAGTCTGTCCCGTGACTGCGTAACTGCCTGCGTTAGCGTCCGCAACATATGTACGATTGAACGTAACGTCCTGACCGGTAACGGCGTAGGAGCCGGCATCGGCAAGAAGTGTCAGGCCCTTGGATAGTGTGGCATTCTGACCGGTGACGGCATAGCTTCCGGCATTGGCGGCAACTACACGCCCATACTGCGTCCCGGCGGTTTGCCCGGTGACGGTGTAGGAGCCGGCATCTGCAGCAAGTTCCAGAGCGGCTGTTGTCCCGCCAATCGCCAGATAACCGAATATAAACGCTGTGCCAGCGGTGGTCCAATTCAGGACGAACTCAGTTGACGTTGAGGCGTCGATATCTGCTTCAGCGGATACAGTCCCGATAGCCGTGGGGCTTCGGATGCTAATGCACTTCGTCGCCGACGTACCGCCGTTGCAATCAATCGGGTCGCTGGCGTTATCTTCGATCCAGAAGCAACACCGACTGTCTGCAGATGGAATGCCGAAACCGAAAGAAGCTGCGCGATCCCCGGCCGTATAGCCTGAATTATTGACCACAGCCGTAGTGTTGAAGCCCGCCAGCATAACAAGCTGTGGTTCAAACCCTACGTTAGTGGCCTTGGTCGTAACACTGGTCGGTGCCGTCTCAGTGCCAGCTGCGACATTGATGTTGGCACCGCCGATGCAGAGATAAGAAACCGTCAGACTTGCGGCGGGCGCATTAAGAGGATCAATCGTGAACCCGTCACTATCGAACGATACAAGCGCGAATTCGCTGTCTACAGTGCCGGTTGATGCCGTAAGCGTCTTGATGCAGTTATTGTCACATAGGTCACCATAAAATTCATTTACCGTCGCGCCGTCATCACCTGCGGACTCCCACACCCAATCAGCGGTGGATGAAGTTGCAACGCCGATGCCGAAATTAGCGTCTGCGGATACAAATGATCCCGCAGTTGTCGCTAATCTACTCCAGACGAATATCGCGGCCTTTGGCTGGAACCCGACGCCGGTCTCCGCGATGTTTCCAGTGCCGGTGCCGGTGTCGAAGTTGTCCGCGAAGACGCTCAGATCGTCGCCGCCTATGGCGACATACTGGATCGCAACGCCCGCCGCGGTCGTGGTCCAGTTTAGCGTGAAGCCGTCAGTGTCGAACGATACGAGGACCGCCGCTAGATCGGTGGTCGTCGCATTGTCGTCGTTCTTGAATATGCAGGAGGTCTCACTAAACCCCACCGTCATATTCTGCGTGCCTACGCCGTCATTGTTTTGCCAGCAATGACACTGGTTCCGCGCCGCAGTGCTGCCGGTCGTGAAACCAAACATACGGTGATCGTCGGCGCCGGTAGACCCAGCGGATTTGAAGCTGGCGAAGAATATAATGGCTTTCGGAACCAGGCCGTTACCAGCGCCAGTGAAATTGTAGCTCTGGTTCCCCGTACTAGCGGGGCTGGTTATTTCGCCTGTCTCTGACCAAAATGACGGCATACCTACTCCATATCAGCGCGTTGCCGCGCGCCTATTTCCACTCCGGTCTATCGTTGTCCTCAATCCCCACGCAGAATATCCGGTGCTTTCTGCCGCACTGGTCGCAGTGGAAGATGTAAATGTCCGTCACCTTCTCGTCGGGGTGGGATTTCCTGCCCTCGATGAAATGGTTTTCAGGGTGACGGCAGCAATGCGCGATCTTCTGGTTGTGTTCCAGGTACTCGAAGAACTTCTGCGGCAACCAGCCCCGCGGGAAGTCCGCCACTTTCACCTTGGGGCATGACGGCACCTGCGTTTCCGGCAGTACCGCGCCCTTCGCATACCGTCCGAAGCGGCGCGTGAATGTGTCGGGCTTTGGATCGGGAAGTTTGAGGCGTGTCTTAGTAAGCTGTGTGGGAGGCATTAGGCCAGAGTCGCAAGCGAGGCGCCGAAGTTAAGAGTGAACGTCTCGCCGTTGCCGACCGCGAACGTCGCGCCATAATCATAGGCGCATTGCAGCCGGTCCGTCGTTGACGTGTCATCGTGGATGGAGACGTACCGGGCCGTTGCGGTCCAATCCGCTGCGCCCGCAGTCCACACCACATCAACCGCCGTCATTGTGACGGTGCCACCAGTTCGCGTGGAGTCGTTCTGGATGTCTTCTCCGCCGGCAGTGTAACCAGTGCCAGTGATCTGCGTCAGGTCGGCAAGCTCATCATCTGTCGCCACAGTCGGAGCATCCGTGTGGATTACCGCCCTGAACGTGTCGGTTGTGCCGAACCAGTCGAATGCCTTATCGGCCAAGCCTTGGACGAATGGCTCATATTTCGTGTACGTAGCCGTGGGAGCCTCCTATTTGACTGCGGCGAATTCGCCGTGCAGCCGCTCGGCCGCTTCGCGATATGCCTGGTGGGCCAATTCGGGCGTGTCATGAAGCCCGAGCGAGTGGGTGACGCCATTAACGGTTATCCGGGCATACCATTTCCCGGACTGCCCATGGACGTGAGCACCCTTCAACCGCGAAGTGCTATTTGATTGAACTCCGCGATTGCATTGATTCTGCGACCTTGTTGCCAGCCGCAGATTGCACCAACGATCATCCATGCGATCACGATTCGCGTGATCTACGGTTGACGGCATTTCGCCAGTCATCCACATGAACGCCAGCCGCGATGCCTTGTAGACGCGGCCATCAACGCCGATTAGCCGATATCCCTGCACAGGCTCTTGATGCCCGACCACATCGCCGACCTTGACGCGATTGCTGGTCTGTTTTGCCCAATAAAAAAGACCCGTCTCAGGGTCGTATTTCATCAGTTCTCGTAGCCGTTCGCGAGTAAGCGTCATGTCAGCTTATCCGGCATCGTCGGCAGTGTCCTGCCCCGCTGTATGTGCTTGGCCATCAAAATGAAGTGTTCCCCAGCCTGTATCCACCCGTCGCATACATCGGCGGTACGAGTTACGCGGGCCAGATCCTGCTCGTATTTGGGAAGCTCAGTCATCAGAGATTCCAGCGGTATGCCGTCCAGCCCCGCTTCCTGTGCATTGTGTATCATCGTCCGCACAGCCTTGCAGATTGCGCCGATGGCCGTCCGGGCCTCGCGGTTTTCCTGCAACTTCTCGCGATATATTTTCAAGTCCTGCTCAAAGAATTCCGGTGTTGCCCAGCCAACCTTCGGCAAGTCCCATCCATAGCGGTGATTGGACTTCAGCAAAGGGCATTGCTCTGGAACGATTACCTTGATGCCAAGCCCATGACAGATGCCCATCAGATATGCGGCGGCAGAATTCTGGTGGCCCCACTCATCCTCCAGCATCATATCGACGCCCCAGATGCCGATTTCCGCAACAGTCTGGCCCATCTTGTGCTGCCAAATCGCCAGCCCTAGCATGTAACCAACGGATGACATGAAATAATCTGCACCGCAGGCTTCAACGACTTCATCCAGCGGGTACTTGATTGAGCCGGGAATATCCTCATGGACTTCCTGCATATAGACGGGGCAGGTTAGGGTTCCCAACAGCTTCATGTATCCAGAAAGAACCTGTTCCCGCTTATCTTCTGGAACTCCGGCGGTCATCGTATTGATGAAATGCTCGCGGCGGTGAATTTCAAACCCGGCGTCAAACCGTTTCATATCCACAGGATTGCAGCGCCACGCCAAACCCCAGATTTCCAGATCCGGGTCATCCCATGGTACCATGTTCCGCGTTGACGGGGCGGAACCGACAATTGCTATGCGCCTGCCCTTAGCGGCAAATGGCACAAAAGTTTCAACATCGTCCCTCTCAAGGGCCGGAACACCTAAATTAAGTCCGCCGGCGGCGCGATCCACCCACTCCGCATTCTCGTCCCGAGGCGTCATGCGGCGGCCCCGTTCTTTCGGAACAACCACCAAGTCGCATGATCCATGCCGGTCAGGTGCTTCCACTCAAATTCACAGGCAACCGGAGTAAGCGTAGGCTGCAGCTTCATCATCTCCGCGCCAAAATCGCACTTCCAGATATGAGAACCGCGCCAGGGAACATGCTCATCCTTGGCTGCGAAGTATTCACATATAAGAATCCAACGCTTGCTTACGCGGTAGAGTTCATTCAATGCCAGATGCCGTTCCTCGGGCGAAACGTGTATTAGGCAGCCGTTGGTGAATACAAGGTCACATTCATTGCTGACAAAACTCAAATCCTGCGCCGCGTCCGCCGTTACCGTGCATCCATGCACAATGGCCCGCAGCATGTCCCGCGCTGTGCGGTTCGGTTCCGTTGCCGCCAGTTGCGCGTCCGGCAGCAACTTCCGCAGCGCCACCAGATTATCGCCCTGACCGGCGCCAATCTCCAAAACCGACTGCGGCGCAAATCCCATCCGCGACAAAACCTTGTGCAGCCAAGCCTCACGGATCAATACACCGTCCTTTGTTACGGGGTTTCTCTCGAAGTACTGATCCCCGATATTGCCCGCCCAATCTGAAAGCGGGTTCGGCTTTTCCGTCTGCATTGGCGCAGTAAGCGGATAATTTATCATGCAACCGCCTTCCGGGGCCGCCCCGGTCCGCGCTTCTCCATCTTGTTTTCCGGGGCCGCATCAATAGACGCTTCCTCGGTTGCCAGTTCCGCATCGCCACGGCGGATTAGCTGCTCTGCAGTTCCGGGCGAAACATCATATGTCTCGCCGATCCTGTAACCGGCCTCGAGACAACCCATCTCGTGCCGGATGATTTTGACTTTCATCAATTCTCCAAAAGAAAAGGGCCGCCCCAATGAAGGAGCGGCCCCAGGTTGGCAGGAGTACTAGATTACGCGGTCCCCTGAGTAGTGCCGGCCTGAGCCGGATGGCCAAACAGCGCAAACGCCGCAAGCGCGCCTGCGGCAGTCGAGCCGGACGAGGTGACAGTGAGTCGGGTCCAACGGGAAGTTCCCTTGTAACCCAGGATTCTCACCTGATCGTCAGACGCGAAGGTGAACGCAGCGGCAGTTTCCGCAGCGGTCCCCTCGGTCTGGCTAATCATATCGCCATCCGCAACGGAAGCGGCACCGCCGCCGGTCGAACTGGAGAATTCCTCCAGCAGGACAGTCCAAGTGGCGTTCGTGTCGCCCAAGGTTCCCGTCAAGATGCCGTAGGTCACGGAGTCGTAACCCTGATGGTCAAGGATGGTGCCCGCATGGGCAACATCCGATGTGCCGATGGTGACAGGCGAAATAACCTGTTTCAGCACTACATTACGAAGAAGGTCTCTCATGTCTATGCCCTCCCTTACGTCGAGAACTTGAGGGCTTTAAGCGCCTCGAAGTGGACCGCATCGCCGCCGACACGCTTGGTGGCGTAGAACCTTACATAGGGTTTGTTCGTAAACGGGTCACGCAACGTGCGTATACCGGTACGATCTACGATCTGATAGGACAGGCCCATGTTGCCGAACCAGAGGGCGTTGGTGCCTGCCGTCGAAGAGTAGTTCGGCAGATCCTCCAACTCCGTCACCGGATAGCCAAGCAGCGTGGAGGGCTGGCCTTCAAACATCGAAGGCAGCCAGATGTAGCCGTTCAACGTGGCGTCACCCTTCAGGGTGCGAACCGCGCCGAGCGTGGTCTTGTTCATGAAGAACCGAGCGCCATTGCGGTACGCGGCCTTCATCGAATGAACCAGACTGATGATCTTGTCCGATCCGTTCGGGGCAGTACCAAAGCCGGCATTGGTGCCGGTCAGGATATGCTCGAACACGCCCCAGCTGCGGGAAGCATCCACAGTTGCCGCCGTGGTGTAGTTGTAGAAACCACGGGGCTGGGCAACGCCGGAACCGGACACGAAAGCCGTGTTCTCCGTGCGGGCCAGCTTGTCGGCAATCTTGCCGGCCAGCCAGCTTTCAACGTCGAACATCGCGTCGTCCAGAACCTTCTGCGTGGCTTCCGGCATCGCGTAGGACTCGTGAACCGGAATGCGCCACTTGCCGACCGTCGGAGAATCCGTAGCTGTGCGGGAGGCCGTTTCACCAACCCAACCAGCGCCGGCCTCGTCCAAATCGTTGATGCCTTCCAAAGCGTCCGTCGAGATGGTCGTCTGGGAAGCAACCTGGCGCATCGGCGAGGTCTCAAAGACCTTCATGATGATCCGGCCACCCATATCGGGAGTGACCAGATATCCGCCATCGGGATCTGAACCAACAGACATGGCTTTCTTGTCCATGTCGGTCATAGTCTCTGCACCCTCGCGCATCCACTTCACCAGGGCCGACTTGTAGGCGCGGAAGCCGTCCGCATCCACAGGGTCCGGGGCGCGCTTGCCCTTGGCCTGGGCGTGAAGGCGGGTCTGCAGGTTGAACTGCTCGATTGCCTTCTGCTCTTCGTCCTTCTGCTCGGACTTGCTGGGCCGATTGGCCAGCGTTGCAGCCTCAAGAGCGGTCTTTTCAGTCGCCTTGATGGCGTCATGGAGTTCATCCATGCGCTTGTTGATCTTCAGAGTCTCTTCCTTCTTCGCCGAATCCTCGGCTCCGAGTTTCTGAATAGACTTCTGATTTTCCTCGTTCGCGGCCTTCAGGGCCTCGTACGTGCGCATCTGTTCATCGAACAGTGCTTTCAAATCATTATCCATGAGTGTTACCTCGAAAGTGAACGGTGAAAGGATGCCAATCGCGCAAGTTGTCTGGCGATTAGCGTTGATTGCCCTTCGTCCTCATCCCGAGGTTCCGATGCGGCTTTGAAACCGTGCAAAGCAATTGCCTTTGCGCGGGCGTGCGAGAAGCCGCCTACATCCCGTAGGAAGTCCTCGTAATCTCTGATTGTCTTGATGTGTTCTGCGGCCTTCACGTCGCTGATACGCGCCTTGCCATTGGCCGGCATCGTCACAACGGATAGCTCGATCAGTTCAATTGCAGTCAATGTGCGCTTCGGTTCCTCCGGCTTGGTGCCGATCTTGGAACCCTTCACGCGAAAGCCGATGCTCAAGCCGTCGATTCCGGGGCGCGGGTCCATTTTCATCAGCGAATATACCTCTGCGCCGCGCGGGGCCCTGGTGTTCAGAACGCCTTCGACGAATAATCCGTTGTCGTCCTCTTCCATCTTGGTCCAGACGCCAATCGGCAGATCATCCTGCGGCGAACCGAGGAACCCGCCGCCGTGATTCAACAGCATCGGTGGCAGAGACTTCATTTTCTTCCAGTCGCGCAGCGTTTCCTTGAAAGCCTTCGGCCCGATCACGTCGCCATAGCTATCGACATTGCCGAAGTATGCGCCGTAACCGGAAAAGGTTCCATCTGCGGCCCCCTGCGCAAACTTCGTCTCAAACTTGATTGAGTCGCCCCAATTAAACTGGCTCATCGTCCCCCTCACTATCCCCCGCCGCCGGTTTAGGCGCGTCGGGCGTCTCCGCTGGCGGCTTTACGTCCCCCGGCCCCATGTTCAAGGGCCGTAACGGGTCGTCCAAACCGTCTAGCGGGTTCAAATCCTCAAGGCTGCGGGCCTCATTTCTGGTCATCCAGCCGTCCAAAATGCCTGCCTTATAGAAGTTAGCGCGCGATGTATGGTCGCCACGCAGCAGGGATTGAACGGAAAACTTGCTGAATAGCCCGCTATCCTGCTCTGCATCGGTCAATAACTGCCCGTCTATCGACTGTTCCCAGCGGGTAATCCACGGCCCGAGGGAGTGGATGACATGCGCTAGGAAGAATTGCTCGGCAGATGCGAAGGTGGACGCCTTGTCCGCCTGCATCATCATAATCGGAAACACTCGCAGCGCCCGTCCGGCATCTTCAATCGCAAAGCGGCGCATTTCCATCGCCTGCTGCTCAATGCCGGTCTGCGCCATCGCCATCCACTTGTAACCAGCGTCGAGAACTGCGGTGTTGTTCGCGTTCTCGCCGGAGAAGGCGTCATTCCAGGCCTTCTTGATGCGTTCGACCTGTTCGGGGCCGATATTCTGCTCGGAACTCAGCACGCCAGGAGGCCGTCCACCGCGTTTTGCCAGCGTGGAAGCGTTCTTTTCCGCCTGCAACGAGTACCCAATCACCTCCGCCGCAAGCTTAACCGCGTCCAAACCGCTCACGGAATCCCATGACGGACCGCGCAAATGGAAGATTTTGTCCTTAGAAAGCGTCTGAACGTCCTGATTGGGCAGGCGTAATTCATACTCAAAATCAAATCCCTTGGTGTTTTTAATCGCAACCCACGACGGCAACAGCGGCAGAAGCTCAACAATGCCGCTCCGCAGCCTATTGATGAACGCATACCCGTTCCCGCCCAGCACTGAATGAAACATCAGCGTCTCGCGGAAGCTGAAACTGCTCTGCCACGAGTTCGGGCGCAGCGTCAGGATCTTGTAGAGCGGATGTTCCCTTGCGGGTTCCTTCGACCGCCCATCGTCGCTGGACTGGTACAGCTTCAGCGGCATCTGCGCGATGCCCTCGGCCAGAACTCGCGTCCCGCACAGGAACGCCATCGCCTGCAGCGCCATCAGGGGCGTAATAACAATTCCCGTTGACGACGTGCGCCCGCCGAACAGTTCAACAAATAGCTCGTATGGGTGCGTAATCGACGCAGATGATTTGCGGGAGAACAGCCTGGACCAAATCCCCATCAGGTATCAGTCCAGTACAGTGACACCGCTCGCGGGGATTGGGATTGCGTTATTCGCAGCCCGCTTGACCCCCATTGCCAATACAACAATACCATCTATTCGCCCCAATGATTTTCTCTTGGTGAACTTCCGGCTGCCTGCTGGGTCCATTTCGAGAACCGCATTCAGCGAACACATAGTCGTGACAGGATTTTTTTGTATCCGTGCGTGTTTATTCAAGATCGCCGTTTCCAGCGCATCCACCGCAGGCCCCATATCCTTGAAGCCCTGCCCGAACGGCACCAGCTTCAACCCGCGCGGATAATCCTTCGATCCCTCGACGTATGAGGGAACGTCAGCCTCGTCTAACTCCCGTAACAGGTCGTCAATGCGCCAGCGGTCATAAGACAGTTCAACGATATTGAACCGCTCGACCGCTTCGCGTATCGCAGAGGCTATGAATCCGTAATCAATCGACCTGCCGGGAACCGATTCAATGAACCCCTCCCGCTTCCATACCGAGTATGGAACGTGTTCCCTGTCCTCGCGCTCCCGCATGGAATCCTGTGGGGTCCAATACTGAACGAAACAATCAACCTCGCCGTCATCATCGGGAAACGTAAACCCCAATGCAGTGAGGTCATTCTTGCCGGACAGATCCAGACTTAGATAACAGCGGCGCTTTTCAAACGCAGCCAGGTCAATATCGGCAAGAGAGCCGTTCCAATGCTCCACCGATATCCATGGGCTTTCAGCATCTGTCCATTCGCAGAAGTTCAATCTGCGGACGATGCTTTCCTTGGACGGCATCCCCTTTGCTTCGGCGACTTGCTCCCGCAGGTACTTCACGGGAACCGAAACGCCCAGCAGCGGGTTAGCCTTTAACCAAACGGCCTCGTCTCGGTAGTCGTCGCCCTCGCTGTTAACGACTATCGCATCATTCTGAACACTGCTGCAGCGGCGGATTTTGCAGGTAGTAGAGTGCGCGTTGAATAGCTTCTGCAGTATCTCCGAGGTGGCCGATTGAACGGTTACAGGGAGAGCAGAGGAACCCCCTGGCCTTTCCAGTATCGTGGTCATGATCGATGACCATAATGCGTTCCGTAGATCCGCATATTCCGCACCCCGCATCAGAGAGCTTTCTAGCGATCTCTTGAGGGATACCAAACTCTCGTAGTCGTTGGGTGCGAGCCTGCTTGCGGCGGTATCCAGGTCGAGCGGCCAACCACTCGCGCTTGTACTCGGCAACGCGCTTTTGGTTTCTGGCGGCCCACCTATCAACGTTCGCCCGTTGTCGTTTTTTGAACTCGGGGTCGTCGTTGCACTTTTTCCGGTGATAGCAGGACGGACAGAGCCCGAGCGCCTTTTGCTTTCGCTCGGGATGGCAGGTGGCTGGTCGGCCCCCGCGCCATGTCTTGAGATAGCATGTGTGACAAAGCCCAGCGGCTTTATGGCGTCGATCTGGGTGACAATCAGCGTATCGCATGTGCAAGAGGTTAGCAAATAATCTGTCGCAGCGCCAGCCCTTCTTTCATATATATGCGAACCAACATCTAATCCGCAAACGTAAGCAAACCAGGTGTCGTTATGGTCCAGCCCCTCAAGGATTCTGCGGCTGTACTCGTGGTGCTGCCAGCAAACCGAGTTCCGATCATAGCCGGAATTGGTGATTTCCAGTATCAGGGCCTGCCTTCTGCCCTTAGTTCCGGCCCGCATCTTGTCCACAACGATGGCTGTGGGGTGTTCGTGGACCTCATCAATGGCCGCGTAGTGGACCCTTTTGCCGTCCAGGCCCCGTCCTTCGGACGATACCGGGCGGAAATATGACCCGCTCGGCATGTGCGCGATGTTGTTCACGGTCTTGGTCAACCGCTTCTGCAGCTGCGGCGACGTGTCCACCATGTTCTCGGCATCACGGAACAATATCTTGGCCTGGTCCTGAGTGACGGCAGCGGCGTAGCAGTGCGCGCCAACCTCCCCATCCCCGACCATCATATAAAGCCCGAGGCCCCCAGCGAGCGGAGACTTTCCGTTACCCTTGCCGATCTCGACATAGGCGGTTCGGAACCGGCGATAGCCATCCGGCCCCTTCCAGCCGAATAAACTGCCCACAATGAACTGCTGGGCAGGCTGTAAAACGAACGGCTGGCCGGCATGTTCGCCTTCAGCGAGGCGCAAAACATCTGGGAAGAACCCAATTGCCCGCTCCGCAGCCTCCCGATCCCAGGCCAATCCACGCCCGGAACCGCTTTCTAGATCGTCTAGATGCCTCTGACAGGCCAGCCTAACAAGCCTGCCGGCAACAATCTCGCCGGCAACTACAGCCCTGGCATACCTCTCAACGGGGTCAGCTGGCGAAATATCGCTCGGCGGGGTCTGCTGATTTTGATTTTCCATCCGCCTTGAACCTGGCGCGGGATTGCGGCCCCGCCATTCCAAATATCTCTAGCCGCTTCCGAAGCTCCGACAGGTCAGCAGCCTTGAATTCGCTGGGGTCTTTCTCGTAATCCGCCAGCCGAACGCATAACTGCCCAAACGTATGGGAATCCTCTGGCCTGAGATACCCCGCATCAATCCGGTCCGGCGCGTATTTGTCCCAAACCGCCTTGGCCTTGCCCTTCACGAAAGCGGGGCGCTGCACTGTGCTGGGGTCCACCGGCTCAACCGTCACCGCACCTGCCGTGTAATCAAGCCGCTCCGTGCCGTTTATCAGGCGCAGGTCAGGGCGGCCCTTGGTACCGGGCTTCATAGTCTGGAATTCCTCCAAATGTTAACTTTGCAAATCGTGTGCGAAAGAGATCGGAAGAGCACACGTCTGAAC